CCCGCCGAGCTAACTAGTGAAAAGACTTTATCTTTAGTTGATATTCTTGGAATCATCAGTCTGCTTTCGCTATAGGTTTTCTAACATTAACATCTATACGTGTCCCATAGTTTACACCACTAGGTACTTCTTTATGTTCATCTATATACCCACGTACTGCATTCTTACTTACACGTTTCTCTAGCATATCCCATGCTCCATTCTCCTTAATAAAACCTAGTACTGCATCCCAGTCTGCAACTTGTGCAAAGTCTGTAGTGGTTACAAACGCTGTACCACTAGCTGTTTTAAAAGATGTTACACCTTGTTCATCAGCTTGTTTCTTTATATAAGCCTCTAGCTTTGCCATCTTTTCTTTTATAACTTTAACTTTTTCTTTTACCTCACTCTCCATAGATTCTTTTCTATTACGTAAAGTAAGATAACCTTTAACAACTTCATCAATCGTCATATTATTCTCCCATTTCTTTTATTAAATCTAACAATACACCTTGTAATGTTTGTTTATTCTTCAAGCGTTCATACATTCTATACTCTAATTGTGTAGCTTCTATATGAATAACGTTAGCCGTATGTTGTTTACCTATACGCTCCACTCTACCGTTAGCTTGTGTGTATTGTTCGTTACTGTTAATCGGTCCGTACCATACAACAGTACTAGCCGAGGTTAATGTAAGACCATGAGCCATAGTAGCAGGGTGTGCTATCAATACTCTTGGGTCTTCTGTCTCTTGAAAGTTATAGAATATTTCATTCCGTTCCTTAGATGAGACTTCTCCATTCACTACACCTACTGTGTAATGTTTAGATAATTCTTTTGTTAGCATATGTAGTGTACCAGTTAAAGGTACAAAGACTATCACCTTACTACCTGCTTCATCTATTATCTCTCGTACTACGTTAATCCTAGGTGATACATCCAGTTCTATGTTACGACCATCATCACCATACGCTACACCACAACTTATCTGTACTAACTTCTGTACCTTAACTGCTTCGTTAACTGCTGTAATCCTACCCTCTGACTGTACCTCTGTAACAAAACTACGTAACATACTCTTGTAATGTTGATCTTGTTCCTTGGTTAGATTAACTTGTCTAGTCTGATATATAGTACTAGGTAGATCAAGACACTCATCCCTTGTATATCTTACTGATGGTTGTAATACATGCTTAACTAACTCTACACTCTCTGGTCTAGGCAACCACTTCCATTGACCTACCTTCATCATGGTAGCTTCTTTGAATGCAGTGTATGTCTTAGCTACATGTGGGTTCTCTACCATCTTGGCTAGAGTCCATGCATCAGTGGGGTCATTAGGTGTGGGTGTACCAGTCATCAACCATAATCTCGTATCGTGATTCTTGTTTAGCCATTTACGTAACAACTTGTATCTGTTTGTTGATGGTGTTCTGTATACAGCCGCTTCATCAACTATAACTAAATCTATATCTGTAAGTTGTTCATGCACAACTTGAAAGCCATCATGGTTAAGTATGTAATAATCAGATGGTATCTTTAGTAACTTACGTCTACGTTCTGCTGACCCATACAATACAGTGGCTCGTCTATCTATAAAGTTCATAAAGATAGCGTCACTCCATACACGTTCTAATGTAGATAGTGGAGATAGTATTAGACACTTCTTTATAAGTCCTAACTCCATTAGATAATCTGATGCCCATAGTGCTGACTGTGTTTTACCAGTACCTATTTCATTTAGTACCAAACATTTTCTATATAAAGTTAAGAACCCTGCTGTTTTCTTTTGGTGTTCATAAGGCTCAAACTTACCTTTCCAATCATAGTAATGCATGATAGGTGAAGGTGCATTAATACCTAGCTTACGTAATGCCCACACCTCTGTAAGTTTATGAGGTAGTACAACTACGTTATGACCACGAACTGACAACGGCTTGGCAGTTGGTATGTTATCTAATACTGTTTGTGGGTTATTAAGTTTTAGTGCTAACCCTTGCATCTTTGGTATTACGAGCATTCTTTATCCACCTTTCTAACTCGTCTTGTGTATCCATGTCATATACAACAAAACATTTTCCTCCTGCATTCTCTATCTCCTCCATAGCTATCCTCTGTAATGCAGTAGGTCTTTTACTTCTACCTGCTTTACACTCTACACCTACGAACCTACCCTCCACGATAAGTACAAAGTCTGGTATACCTGCTTTACCAAATACACCTGCTTGTGGCATATAAAACCACACGTTATTATTCTTAAGCATATACTTAAGTCTATTTTTTACACGACCTTCTGGTGTAGTAGCCATAACATAACCTTACAATAGTGTCAAGCGGCATATTCACACCACTCATAACAAGGACACCATCTGCACAGTCCACTTGGTTTTGCAGGGAAGTCATCATTCTCTAATGATAGTAAAATTCTTGATACTCTACCAACGAGATCGTTCTGCATATCATAAGACAACTCTCTAGTATA